AAACTGAATGACTGAAATCTGCAACCCGTTTCCCCTCCCTGAAACAAGGGAGGGAGGAGGATAGAATGACGATAGAAAATCTTTCAGTGTGGGCGGCGGAGCTGCTTCTTCGGACGCCTCGTTTGAATTTCATCTGGATGGCGCCAAAGTCTCGAAAGGGGCCGTGGGTTTTGGCCCGTCTGATCGTCCCGGACAACTTCCCCGATGAACCGTTCGTCCGGTTCTGGGTGTACGAGATGAAGCCGCGCAGGATCATTGGATCCTCGCCTCGATACTGGCGTCCTTTCGACAAGGCGTATGACAACGGGCCGTGGGAGATGGGGAAAAGGACGATGACCATTTTGCGTCGTGAGTACGAGAAGTTTAAAGACTGGCCGCAACGGTACGCCAGGGAAGGTCTCCCCATGCCGCAGATAATCGCGGAAAGGGTTTACCTCTTGAAGCAATTCCTTCCCAAGTATGACGAGTAGATGGCAACCCGTTTCCCCTCCCTGAAACAAGGGAGGGAGGAGAATTAACTCAAAAACAAGTGAAATATTTTTCACTAAAATTTCACTAAAATTTCACTTATTTCTCCAACCCGTCTTGACACATCCGCGCATTGCGTGTATAATATGTTCGTTTAAGTTAGTCAATTCCTTTCTTAAACGGGTTAGGGCCTCTCCGGTTCGGGTTCCGGGGAGGCTTTTTGTTTGCATAAAAAAGCCCTTACTGTTTTTCCAGCTACCAACTTAAAACAGTAAAGGCGGAAACGTGATGATGCTATTTCAATACCACCACCGCTTTCTGCATTATAGAACAAATCCAAGATTTTGTCAAGCCCTAGTACTGGAAATAGTTTGAAAAATCCCAGACGGCGTAAAAATTGCCTAGCTCTTCCTGTACGGTATATCCTGGAAGGGGGCTTATCTGAGGAATGATTGACGAGGAAAAGCCGAACGTGACCGGTGCCGTTACGTTCTGATGCGCCACTGTTGCATACCCGCGCACGCGAGGACCTCCCGACTGTGCGTATTCTGTAGGGGCAAAGCCTAAATTGTCACCCATTGCCACATAGTAGAACGTCAGGTCGGCAGGAATCACGCATGGAAGCTGAATCTGTAATGTACAGAATCTAATCTGCACCGACATTTCCGTCGTGTACACCAGCCCCGTCAGCGAGTCCCAGTTATCAACCGGGAAAACATGAATATTTTGTACCGCGAAATTCCACAAGTCGACATACGAGGAGACAGTGACGCCCGGATCAGGGAATCCGGGAACCATATCTGAAACGTACCCGGTCTGTGGGTCCCACTGATAGTAGGCGTGATGGCGCGTAATTGTGAAGTACGAATACGGAACCGCCGCCTTTGTCATGTAGCCGAGCGCGCCGTCTATCCAGTCCAGAAACCACCCGGAGCCAGACAAATACGACCCAACGACCGGAACAGAGCCGAATTGCGGAACGTAACGGCAGATTTCAGGAATCAAAACGCTGCCGGAGTTGAGTGAGTTGACCCCGTTCGGCTGGCTTCCAACGTCGTATTGGTCGTCCCACGTTTGAAAGGTTAAAGGCGCCGAGGGATCGCAAAACGACCCGGCCGGGATTTTATTAACAAGCCCCGCCGCGCCAGTTCGCGTGATGTGATTCTCTGACTGCGGAACGGGAACAAGATCGGCAGGCAATACCAAGCGCATCACCGCCTTGCGCCTCTCATTCACGCCGTTGTAAATGTCCTGCCAATCCGCCAGACTTGACCCGTTTCTACTCATGAAATCACCCCCGGAGAACAGAGCCAGACTTTTTGTTTTTCGCTGCCCTGAATGTACTGGTCAAACGTCAGCGAGACCGAGTGTTCAAAAATGAAATCGTTCCCCGCTTCCGCGTCAAGCGTTTCCCCATCGAAAATCAGGTCCCCAACCGTTTCGTTCAGGCCCAGCGCGACCCAGTAATTTCCCGACTTTGAAATGTTTCGGAAGTAGTAATCACCGGAAACGATAGAGGAAAACGTCAACGACGTGGCCCCCGTCGTGCGAGTGTAACGCGCCTGAGCCTTTGTGGAGAGCGTCATTTCCCACGTTTCGGTGCCTTCCACCGAGGAGACGAGACGCAGCACGCCCTTGAGCGGATGCGCCCCAGGCACATAGTCAAACGTCACCGCCGAGGAAGTAGAGGGGGCCGAGGAAGATTTATAAAACCCGACGTCTGCCGTCCGGTCGCCCATGTAATAATAACTCTCCCCGCTTCCCGTGTAGAATCCTATCTGTCTGAAATTTGTTTGAAAGGCCTGGCACTGATACGACCCAGCCCACTGATTCGCCATCCCGTCGCAAGCGTGGACGAAATAAGAATCATAATCCGAGGAGCGCCCGTCCGAAGCGATCCAGCGTCCGCAGCCGAACTGAACGGAAGGGGAGGAAGGGTATAGCGCAGCCGCGTCCGCGTTTGCCGTGTAGATGCCGAACTGAGCCGAGGAAGTCCATGCCGGCTTTGCGTAGGCCAAACCCTCCTGCGTCATGAGACCGGAAACATCACTTGAGTTAAACGGTTCCGGGTCCCCAGCCGTGAGCCACTTTCCGAGCGTGTTTCCGATAGCCCAGCCAGCCGCACCGTCTTTCGATGTGTAGTAGATGTACAGGTGATTAAGCCCGATGCCGGTTCCTTCCCAGTACCGCTGGCCGTTGATCGTCCGGTAGCGCGGGAAATAATAATTCGACCCGTCCGAGATCACTTTCCCGTAATACGCGACGGGCGCGATGGAATAGGAACCGGCACCCCCGGTCTGATAATAACCAGCCCTCCACCACGAAACCGTTTCGTCGTCTGTTGTGAACGTTGTGGGAAACTGCACCCAGACGTTTGACGTTTCGGACCCCGTGGCGTTCTGCATTTGAGAAATCGCCGTTATGGAAAGACCGGACGCGACCGATTCCCCAGCTGCGAACTCCGAATAAAAGACCGGCTGCGTGAACGGAGAAACTACATGATCAGGTCCAAGTCCAGCATCGACTGCCAGAGCGGGGCCGTAAACGTTGAGGACTTTCCCGCCGCCCCCTGTTGGTTTAAAAAAAAACCACTTCGCCAGCGACTTGATGTAACGGCACGTGACGGGCGCGCCAGATTTCGGGATTTCTTCAAGCATTGGGGAAGGGTATGCACCTACCCAATTCTTCCCGTTCACGGTGAAACCCTGATCCAGCGTGATTTCATATCGACCGGTACTGTCAGAAATCTGGCCTAACATTGTGCCGAAAACCTCGGACGGGGTAGGCGTGACCAGGAAAGTCTGGTTGAACGTGTCGGTGATGGCCACAACGTGCGCCTCTGCGGGGTAATTTGTAGGTTCCAGAGGCGCGGCCTGGATCGCGTGGAAGGTTTCGGACGTTTCGGAGAGCAAGGACTGTGGGTTCGTCGTTGTGCGCACGATCTCCACCTCGGAAGTCGGGAATTGCACGTCGTCAAGTTCCGTTCCGTGACCGTCCATGTCCTCCTGAATTTCCACGAGCCTGATTCTGGCCGGGACTGCCTCGGAATAAAGCGCCTGCTGTTTTTGGTCCTGCGGGTTCTGCCCGAAGTACTGCGCTGCACGTGTAGCCGCGCCTTTATCCTTAAATCCGTAAACCGTTTTTGCCATTTATTCCTCCGCCTCCTCGTCGGGCTGCTGGGTCGGCTCTTCCGGGATGTCTGATTCTGCAAGGTTGAAGTGAAGGTCCGCAAATTTGACCTCGCCATGCTGGAAGAACGTCAGGAAAACCTTATCTGCGCCTTCTTGAAGCTGATGTCCGTACCCGTCCAGATCAACTTCTTGTGCCGTACCCAAAACCTCAACAACAGGCAGGATCGGGAGATTGTCGTCTGGATGCTCCGGGTCGTATGTGTAGTTCTTTGTGTCCTTCATCATCGTGCCACGGTCGGCAATGTTCCACTCCCATGGCCAGTCAAAATCACTGTTTGGATAGAATAAAATCTTGTACGTAACCTTGAAATAATAGCCCCCGTTGATCTCCTCACGCTCTGCCTGGATGTCGTCGATCAGGCATTTCCCGGCAGCGTAACCCATAAACTCGTCGGAGTTTGTTTTCTGCGCAAACTTTGTGATCCAGTGAGGCCCCCAGACGTAAGGCTCGTAGCGCGAGAGCGTCAGGCAAGGAACCACAAGATCGATTTCCTGCGGATGTAGCTGTCCGGCAGAATTTGCTATGTCTCGCGGAGGGTTCCCGAAGTCTTTGCATACCGTTGTTTTGATTTTCTGCGACGTCCAGCCGATCTCGACAGGCCACTGGATCGGGTCGGGGTTAGTCTCATCCTGCCCGGTCTTGTTGTTTCGGGAGTTCTCTGCACCACATTCTGAATCGTACTGGTATTCGATCACCCACTTGAAGCGCGGGGTTCCATTGATCCATACCGTGTTGGTCTCTTTCAGCTTGTAGGACTTGCACCGGCATCCGTCTTTCTGGTCGCCAATGTGCGGAAGGTCCGCCATCGTCTCCACGACGAGCCAGCTTTCATTGAGATTATCGGAAATTACGATGTACTCAATGGAAAACGACCGCGTGCGCCACCGCCACATTCCGTCACGACGCGCTTTTTCGTCAACCGAAAACGAGCCTTCCTGCGTTCCTATGCACGTTGCCATAATCAAACCCCCTGAAAAACAACTTCCCCGTTTTTGAGCGTTTCGTCAATGCTTGCGAGATGGTCAACCTGTTCCTGCGCAAGTTCACGGTCCGTCTTGCCGTCCTTGCTATAGTCTCCCAGCCCGTGAAGCCACTTTGCCGCTTCCATGCTGCCCTGAAAAATGGGTTTCAGGTTCTTTGTGAGTTCGGCCTGCCGTTGAAGCTTATTCGCCTGATACTCCTTCCATTTGCGATCCTCCTCAGCCTTGCGCCGTTCCTCGGCTTGCGCTTTGGCAGCGGCCTTTTTGCGCTCCTTCTCTGCTTTGCGCTCCTCGGCTTTGGCGGATTTGTCGGCAGCAAACGCGGCTTTGACGCGCTCCTCCGCGAGTTTCATTTCCGCGTCTTTTGCCCTCTGGATTATCTTCTCTGCCTGTTCCAGGTCGGACGGCATGACGGCATATCGGTCTTTTGATTGGACGTAACGCTCCCAGTCCAGCTTTGCCTGTTCCTCACGCTGTTGCCGCTGGATCATAAAAAGATCGTCGTTCATTGGGGCCGGCATCGCGACCGAAGCGCCGCGCTTCGCGATGTCGTTGGCCTCGCTACGGTTTCCAGCCTCCGAATCCCGGACGTATTTGTCAAGGTCCTTGAAGTACTCCTTCCGGGTGCGCTCGTTTTCTTTGTCGAGTTCGTCAAATACCCAGCCCGACCCGTTCCAGAGCGCGTCTGCCGCCTTGCCGACCACTTTCAGACCAGGCACATACGAAACGGCCTTGAGTATCGCAGTAACCGGAACGACGATTATATCCGCAAGCAAGCGCGCCACCTTCGCCATGACCCACTTGAACGTTTCCCAGAGGGACCACCCCATCATTTTGATTCCCTTGAGAATCCCGCCTCCGTTGAACATCCCGGTGAGAATCTTGTCCCAGCGCATAGTCGCGGCAGAAATTGCCACGGTAGTAGCAAGGATGGCCGCAAACGCCGCAACAATAACACCGCCAGCCACTCCGGCCACTGCAGCAACAGACCCAAATATCCACGTAAGAGCCTGTGCTATTCCAGATATGACTGGCCATAGCACGTTTTGAACGGAAAAAATCAGCGCAGAAGCGATTGTCTGAATACCTGAAAGCACTGCACCAATACCTGTAATTGCAAGGCCAATCGCCGTGACCGGGATCCCAATTCTCACCATCCACTCAAAAAATTTCTCTGCTCTCTCAACCAGGCTAGGCATATTTTCAATTTGCTCTTTGATCCAGTGGAACCATTCAATAATTTTAGGCTCCATTTCTTTAAGCGTGACCTCAAGCGACTTCCCGATTTCAAGAAACATATCCTGCAACGCCGACCAGATTCTTTTCAGGGACCCGAACACGCCGGACTCCATCTGTTCGCGAATCTGCAAGGAAAGACCCTCTGAATCTGCAAGCGAGGAGTACGCCTGTTCGAGCGCGTTGTCGTCGAACATCGCGCCGATGCCCGACTGGGAGCGAGCGCCGAACACTTTGAACGCGAAATCGTCCCACTCCTTGTCGGTCATTACCTTCTTGATTTGCGCAATATCCGCGAGGATTTGACGCGCAGACCGGCGATTCCCGGCATCGTCAAAAACGGCGATCCCGAACTTTCCGAGGTAGTCCACGATCTTTGAGTTTCCAGTCCTCATCAGGAAGTTTTTCTGAGCAGTACCGGCAATACTCCCGTCGATACCCTTCTGCGCCATGACCATGTTCCAGGCGAGCATATCGTCGATCGTTCCCATCTTGTCTTTCACGAGAGGCGCGACCTGCTTCATCGCTTCGCGCAAGGTATCGTCACGCAAGGGGGAGTTTACGATCGCCGCCGTCATCTTGTCAATGACTTTAGAGACCATCCCGCTGTTCGCCGCATTGATCCCGAAGGAGTTCATCATCGCGCCGATGCCCTGCGCCGCCCACATCGGATCATCCTGCCCGACTGCGCGGGAGTAGTCCATAATTTGAGCGAAAGCATTGGTAATCTGCTGTGGTTTGAACCCCATAGAGGACATTTTAGCCATCACACTTGAGACCTGCTGGGGGTCCCACGACGAATTGGCCGCGTACTGTCTGGCCGCCCCTACCATGCTGTTGTATTGTGCCGCCGACGCTCCACTCTTGACCTGGGCCTCCAGCATATTCCTCTGGAAATCGCCGAAGTCAGAAAGCGGTTTGTACAGAGAGCTGAGACCGGCAATGCCGGCCCCGGTCATAATCCCGCCCGACATCGTGAGTTTCCCGCCAACTTCAAACAGTTTGGCCGAGGCTTTAGAAAGTTTCTGATTAATGGAAATCAGACCATCCGCGAATCGCTGGGCGTTCTGGTAGAGTTTGCTGCTTTGAGTTTGGAGCGCAAGGAATACACTGGTTCCGGAAATGTACGGGTTGTACATTCCGAGAGCTTTGGTTCTTTCAGGCGTGAAGTGTTCAAAAGATTTCCAGTACTGCCCCGTGTTGCTCCTGAATCCATACCACCCTGTAGGCGATGCGTGTTTCTGGTCCCACGCCACCATCTTTTCGGCAAGCGCATAACGCTCCTTCTCGATCCGCGTCTGCAACTCTTTGTCCGCCTTCGCGAAATTCGCTTTAAGCTGATTGAGTTTTGCGGTCACGTTGTCCTGCGCTTCGAGGATAACTTTAACTTTCGATGTGGCGACAGACCCAAAAGCCATGATTTAAACTCCTAGCGGACGTATGCGGCAAAAGTGAAAAGCTGCGGAAGTTCCTGCGCCGCTTTCTTTGCGGCCGGTTCAAGGTACGGACGGCGCGGGTAGTGGTATGTTTTCGTGTCCTTCCAGATTTTCAACCGGCGCAGCGTCATTTCATCATTTTCCGCGAACGCCTGGCGCATTTTTCTCCGGTAGGCGTCCTTTGCTTTCTGGGAAATCTTTTTGCGCTGGCCGTGTTTGTTCCCGTGGTAGGCGTTCCGCGTTCTTGTAATCCCGCCGCCCGTTTCGTGCAGCTTTGGGACCTCCATAATGTGCGACCCGCCACCGGCAAACGGAGCAACGCCGACCGCGTAAGTCAGAGGCCCCATTTTCGCGTACTGGATTTGACGAATCCTGTAGTTCCGTTTTGGCCGTCCAGTTTTTGTGACGCCCTCGCCGGGAATACCGATTGCATGAGGCGGCGATCCAGCCGGGGCCGGAGCCGGTTTCTTCCCTTTCTTTGAGTAGTTCCTCTTGGCTAGGGAGTTCATCATGCGGCTTCTTACACGGTTCGCGGCCACGGCCATCTGCTTCGGCAGTCCGTTCTCGTAGTTCCTCCGGATTTTATCGAACGCGTCGAAATAATTAATCTTTGCTTTCAGCATCGCCACCTCACTTAATGCGTCCGTTTACAACCGCGTCCCCGATGGAACGGAGAACGGAGAAATTCTCCTTTGTGATCCTCTGCCCCTGCCGTGTCCCCTTCTGCGCGAACGGGTGAAACGCCTCCGGGCCTTCCGGTTTTACCTTTCCTCCGAACGCCCCGCAAACTACGGAAATCAGGTTTTGCGTCAGCGACGCCAGGAGCGCGGTATGGTCCCACCGGTCCATCGTTTTCTGCTGGTAAATGATGTACAGTTCACGGAGCGTCAGGTCTTGCGCTTCTTTCCAGCCGAACCCGCAGCCGGCAATGATTCGGAAAAGCTCTCGATCGTCAAGTTCTGCAACTGTTTCTCGATCTCTTTCTGTTGGGCCTCCATCATCGCCTCCATTTTGGCGTACATTTTCGGCTCCATCTTTGCCATCTTCTCCGCCGCCAGTGCTGTTTGCTTCTCCCGCAGCTTTGAATATCGCTGTAAACTGGGTATGGCTTCCGGGCAAAAAAAACCGAGTGCCTCAATGAAGGCTTCCCGCGCTTTCTGGATCACTTCGCCCGTGATACCGGAGAGGAATTTCAGTTCCCGATCTTCCTCTGGAACATCCTTGAAAGCCTCGTCGATTTGCGGCTTGAGGATCGCAGGGATAACGTCAAACAACACCGCCGCGTTCGTGATAATTGCCGCGATGAAGTCCTCGGACGGGGAAATAATCGAGACCGGAACGGTCGTAATGTCCGGGTCAAACTCATATTTGCGCAGTCGTGCATGCGTCGCCAGCGTCAGCGTCAGGTCCCATTCGTGGCCGTTCGCGTCGGTGAAGGAGAATTTATTTTTCGCCATTCTTCGCCTCCTTCTTCTGCGCGTCGCGCTTGTTTGTCGCGGCCAGCGTCCGGTACTCCCGGCCCGTTTTGTACTCGCAGATTTCCTCCACGTCCCGGTTCTCGATAATGCCCACAATGATCGCTTTATCAATGACAAACTCCCGGCCATCATCGGTTCCTTCCCATGCGTCGAGCGTCTTTTTGACTTCCGCGCTGTATGGGTGCGTCGGGTTGGATTCGTAAACCTCACGGAGTTCGCCCAGTGTCACCGTGGCAAACGTGCGCCGATATTCCACCATGCCGGACGTTTGCGGCCGGGAGATTTTCTTTGAGATGGACTCAATGCTCATGTGTACGTTCCTTTCGTTGTTGGATTTTTAACTCGCCAGTTGTCAAATTTTCTTTGACTACTGAATTTATCAGGGCGTCCCACTTGAGACGGTCGCCCAAGTCGGAAAGACCTGTGCAGACGAAACCTCGGCGTAAGTAAACACGGCTTTGCAGTCGAAGGATTCCACTTCCGCAAGGTTCTGGGAGCAGTCCATCTGGGTAATGAGGCAAGGCATCGAGAAGATTTGAGTGCCAGCCGTCGCAGACGAGCCGTCCGCCACGCCGATCATAACCACGGTCTGATTCGCCAGATAGCTCTGGAGGTTGGCCTCCATCGTGCCATCGACGCCGTGATAGAATTTGAACGTGACCTCCGGAGCTTCCATCGCTCCGCCGAGTTTCACTTTGTGGGAGCTTCCGCGAAAGACCAGTTCGATCTCTTCACGCGAAAGGTTCCCGATACTCACATCCGAGACGCCCTTGACCTCGGTCCACGTGGGGGAGGCCGCAACGGTCGCCGCGATGTAGAGTTTGCAATTATAACCAGTGACAGGACCAGCCATAATCTTTTCTCCTTTTGATTATGCGTATTTGAAAACTTTGAAATACTTTACTTCCATGAACGCGCAGAACGTTCCCTCCGCCATTTCCATGTAGTGGTATGGGACGGAATTTTCCCCTCGTGACCCGCTGGCACTAATCCAGCGGTAGCCAAGATCGTCCGCAGCCGTCGTGAGTTTGTCCTGAATCTCCTCGCAGAGTTTGACGTGCAATTCGATCCGGGAGTTATCCGATTCGACCGCGTTCCTGGCCGCGAAAATCACAGCAATCTGCAACTGATAATCTTCGCGTACAACGCTACCCACTTCACGCGCCATCGATTCCAGAGAAGAAGGGCGGGCCAACACAAACACCGCGCCGCCGTTTGCCACCAGTTCGCTGTAGTCTTGCGCGGGAAACCAGCTTGCGGAAATGACAAAATCATCTTCGCAAAACTGGCCCCCGGCTTTCCCCAACGAAAGGATTTCCACAATGCGGTCGCGCAGGATCACCAAACGGCTTTTCGGTGGAGCCGGTGTCTGGTCGTTCGTGTTTTCATTCAGTCGATTGATCAGGGGTTCAAGCGACATCATGCCTCCTTTAGTCCGGTCACGATGATCCGGGTTTGTTCACTGGTCACCCAGTCATAAGTGCTTGCGCTGTCGCTCGACATAAGGGCGGTCATTTCGTACTGCCCCTGTCGCCCGACGATGCGGAAAGTGCCTTGACTGGTAACGAGCTTGTCGCCAAATTTTGGAGGAAAGTAATCTACGCCATCCACGACCAGATCGGCCCGCTCCATGTAGAAGTTCGTGAAGAACAACGTAACCGGAGTATGCGGCGAGACCTGCAAATCCTCCACTGCCAGCATCGACTTGTTTACCGTGATTGGGAAAGACGCTTCTCCCCTCCGGTAAACTGCAGTAATCCCGGCGTGTTTGTTCAGCATTTTGCCGCATTGGGTCAACTGATCGTGAAAATTCATGACGCCCTCCGGTTTATCACGTAGTCGGAACGACCGGAGCCGCACCCGGAGCAAACAGGAGGACCGTGACTTCGGTATCGCCAACGGCAACCGGAGCCCAGAGGCAGCCGTAGCCGGTATCGCCTTCACCAGCGACCGAAACAACGCCCGAACTGATCGTCACCAGATCGCCAATGGCGGCAGTCGCCACGGCAGCCGAGGCCAGCGGGAACGAATAAATGGAAGCCGGACCGGACAGGAACGCGATTCCCGTCTCGCCAGCTTTCAGGTTTTGACGGGTCACGCCCGTGAGCGCCCCGACCTGAATGATCGAGTTCGTCGGGGTGTCCGCCACCGGAGTGACGCGGAAACCCTCGACCATGCCTTCAAATTTTGCCATAGTTCAAACCTTTCATGTTTGAGTATTTTGTGAATTTCAGCCAGTCTCCCGGCCTCGCGCAAACAACGCCAAGGCCGAGAGCCTTTAGGCCGAAAACTTGAATCACGAAACGGTGCCGTCGCTGTAAACCGCGCAGAGTTTGTCCGTGTAGGCGTGGAAGCCGATGGTGCCGAGGGCGCGGATGTTGAGCGCGTCCTTGTGGTCGTACCACGTCTCTTTGACGCCCGGCGTTTCAAAACCGGCCAGGACAACGTACTCGCCCAGCGGATAACGGGTCGTATCGCCCACCATGAACCAGCCCGTATCGGTGGCGCCGGTGATGCCGCCTTCCGAACCGAGGAACGGATCGGTGACCACTTCGTATTTCCCGACGTGGACGTTTCCAGCGGTCGTCGCGTCACCCGCCCACGGCCACTTGAAGATGTTGTTAGCCACATCTTCCAGAGCCAGCGGAACGAGAAGGAACTGCGGCACGACGTGGATAAACTGCCCGTTCTTGTTCTTCAAGCCTCCGAAGAGTTTCTTTGCGGCGGACAGGCCAGCGACCGAGAGGGCCTTCGTGGTCTTGTTCTTCTTGCCAGCCGTGTAGTTGCTGGAAACGACCGACCAGAACGTGTTCCAGAATTTCTCGGTGTGTTCCTCGTAGATCATATTCACGAGTTCACCCGCCACGACCTGCAAGGCGCCCATGTCGTCGTTGACCTGGGATTCAAAGCTGATTCCTGCGATGATCCCCTGCTTCCCGGTGGCGAATTTCGCGCCGCTGGAAGTCAGAAGGACCTGCGGGAAGTCCTCGTTTTCCACAAGGTCTTTGGCCCGGCCTTTGACCTCAAAATCGACGGTCGCCACGTCTTTGAAGTCCGTCGCAACACGGCGGCGATACAGGCGCTGCCAGATCGAGTCAAGCAGTTCGTAGCGGTAGCGCATCTGCTTATCGATGATCGGGCTGAAAACGTTAATGTCGCCGTAGTCGGACGTGGAAACATTGGAGGCGTGGATCGCCTTGTAATCCTCCACGATACGGCGCGGGTTCCGGTAATCGACCGTTCCGCCAGTGGCTTTGATCGCGTCGCCCATGATGGAAAGCATGGAGACGTTGGCCCGTTCGCGGTCAGCCGCCTCGACGCAAGCCGGAGCGAATCCGCCCTTCTTTTCGAGCCAGTCGCCGGAAATTCCAAGATTCATCAGAGCCGAAGCCTGAACGACATCGGAACGTTTGCCGCCGAAGCCGGACGTATGCACGACCGGACCGACCGAACGATTGATACTGGCCTCAATGCACGCTTTCTGGAAAGCGTCGGCCGAGATGCCATTTTTCAGGGCGTAGTTCTGTGCGGCTTTGACGGTCTTAAATTCCGCCTCGTCAATGCAGACCTTCGCTCCGTTCGGGACGCAAGCGGATTTTGCGATGGTGTCGATCGACAGCCGACGCATGGTTTCCGCCGTGTCCTCCTGCTTCGCCTGAATCGGCGCCTCCGCCTTTTCAACGACGGCCGCAGCCTGAATCGGTTCCGGCTTCACCGGTTCCTTTTCAAGAACTTCGGGCGACGTGGAAGCGGCAATGGGCGCAGTGTTCACGCTTTTTTCTTCCATAGTGTTCTCCTCCTTTTGGTAGTGCCCTGCCAGGCGGGCCGCCTTCAAATTAGCCGTTCCCGGACACGCGCCGAAAACGCATATAGAAACTTCTTTGATCGTGCTGCGTGTCGCCACGTAAGCGGGACCTTGAAGGTTGTAGCCATTGACTTGGTAGGATTCCCCGCGTCCCAGTTCAATCATTTCAAGAGGCATCGCGCCGACCGAAACTTCGTATGGGAACCCGTTTTCAATATTCTCTTTGACCTCCGCCGCGACTTTCCCGGAATTGGTAAACTTCCACATCGCATAGACGCCGCCTTCGGTGAGGGTTCTCGCCCCCATCGTTCCGGTCTGCCCTGCGGCGAGAACTTTCTGCTCCGTCGTGACGCCAATCGGCAGCCAGTCGTCGTGATAGAAAAGCACCGGAGACGGGTCTTTCTCGAACGTCGCCCCGGCGAGGTCCAGCACGACCGGATGATCATAAAATCCCACGTTCATTGGCTGGCCGGTATTCGCCACCATGAAGCAAACGCCCTCTTTGCTCTCGATTTTCGCGGGCGTTGCGCAGCGCAAAAGTTCAGCGGTTTCAATTTGTTTCATTTTCTGCTCCTCAACTCATTGCAAATTCAAGGTGCTTTTGGTTGTTTGCTTCCGCGTTTTTCAGTCGCTTCTCGGCCATTTCGTAAAACTGCGGGTCGAGTTCCACGCCGATAAATTCCCGGTCCATGTTCGCGCACGCGACGCCTGTAGTTCCAGAACCCATGAAGGGGTCGAGTACCACATCTCCGGGCATCGTGTGAAGCCGGATAAAATGCGCCATCAACGCTACCGGTTTCACGGTCGGGTGCTGGGTCTTTGACGGGATGATTTTTTTGATCCCGTAATCTCCGGGGCGGATTATGTTTTCGATTTTGTGGGAATCGTCGAACCAGTGGCACGCCGCGCCTCGCTTCTGGGCCACGAGGATCGTTTCGTAGCTGCGCCGGTAGTGCCATCCCATCCCCATCGGGCCTTTGTCCCAAACGACCATCTGTTTAAAGTCCAGAACTTCGTCGATCCATAAAGACCAACGTGCGAATTGCGGATCGGGACCACCACCACAACAACAACAACAACAACAACAACCGGGCTTCAAAACGCGGGCCGCTTCCTGAAACAGTTTCCGGACCAGCTCGTTCGCCTCCGGCCCATCGTTGAGGATCGGGCGCGGTTTGTCCTTCTTTTCTTTTCCCACGGCTTCTTCCCACCGGTCGATCAGGTCACCGTTGTTGTTGTTATGACCATACGGCGGGTCTGTCAAAATCAAATCCACCGATGAATCAGGAATCTCCCGGAAAACGTCGAAGCAGTCCGCAAGGTGAATGGTGTAACTACTCATTGTCCGGGTCGTCCTCCGGGTCTTGCGGTTCGTCTGCAGAATCCTGCGCGTCAGTCTGCGCCGGTTCCTGTTTCGCGGCGTTGCTCTCGTCGATCTGCCGTTGCAGCTCTGCCATCTTCAACTGGAAGCGCAAGTCCTCCTCGATGTCGTCGCGGTACTCGTCGATGTCCTTGTTGAACGCCAGTTCCTGAATGTCGCGGTCACTCATCAGCCCGGCGCGTTTCGCGGTTTCCAGCGAGTTCATTACCTTCGTCGGGTCGGTGTGTTCGATGGTCACTTTGTCCCACTGGAAGGAGCAGTCCGGGAGTTTGCGCTCGTGAATGGAAATCGTGTGACGCCCAAAGTAGCCGGGTATCAGGCATCCAAGCTCATACCACGCCCGCGCCATTTTCCTCAAAACGACCTCGGCGCACTGGTTCCGCTCCGTTTTCTGCGCATTGGTGTAAATCCCCGCGTCCAGAACGCCGGAGGCCATGTTGGAATCTTTGCTGCTGCCGATCTGCATATTGAACGGCACAAGCAGGGGGCGGGCAATTTCCCGAAGCAGTGCCCCGATAAACTCGTCGTATTGCTGACCGACCGGAACGCGGTCGAAAGTCTGCATTTTCATGCCATAGGGCAGAATATTGAACATCCCGCTTTCAATGGGCATGGTCTCGAACATCGGGCCGGATGCAGGGTTTCCGTTCTCGTCCGTTCCCTGCGGAGTTACCCAACCTGCCGGGGCCTCGGAAGTAAGCACCGCCGCGAGGCTGGCCTGCAATTCCATACACTTCACGAGCGCGAACGTGTAACGACGGGCTACTGCGCAAAGTGGAATACTCGGTGTAAGTTCGGGGATCCCACGGCTCCACCGGCGCATTTTCTTGAACCAGTGGCAAACGTGCTTTTCCGGGATCCATTGCCCCTCGTCAATGCCGCCAAGCATCACGTTATAGGTTTCGCCTGGGTGGTAGTTGTAAACGTAGTAAGCCTCCGGGAATCCAAGCCGGTCCATCTTGATACCGTCCACGTGCATCAGGTAGGAGACCGAAAGCCGGTCACGCCCCGCTGCCGGGTCTGTCACGCAATCCGGCTCAATAACTTTGTAGTCCAGCTTGACCTCGTTCTCAAGGCGCGGATTGAGGATTGCGATGGCAAACGTTTCCCCCGAAACGATTTTATCCATGCGCATTTCCCAGAGTTTTTCACGCAGGGCAATTTCATTCTGCCACTCGGAAAACCGGGCCTCGATCTGCTGGCGGCGTTTGGCCGGGATGGATTTGTCTTTGATCCTCAGCCGAATCCCCGACCCGGCAAAGTCGTTGCAGATCGTCTGGACGATGCCGTTCAGGTAGGGGTTATTCTCAATGACTTCAAAACGGCTCCGCGCCATCAGTCTCCGGCGCACTTCCCAGCGGTTCGCCGCGTCGGGAGAAAGGTTGTCCGCCTTCTTCCAGTGGTTGACGTTCGTTGGGTACGTCTGCGCCGCCTCGTAACGCGCCTGAATCATGCGCTCTCCCTGCGTGCGCATAAACGCAATGCGCGTTTCCATCGCCTGGATGCGCGTCGTGAGAGCGTCGATAATTGCCTGTTTAGTTTGTGCCATTTTGTTTGTCCAAGTAAAACCGCGCTTGTCACAGTACTGGGACAAAATATCAATTTGCTGACGTCAGCAAAATGATCATGCCCCGTATTTTACGGGCTCCGGCGCATCTTGAGTCCGTGTCCAAGTTCACGCTGTGTTTGTTACAGTTCAACCATATTGGCCGTCGTAAACCGTTCTTGCGAACATGATCCCCCAAGGGGCTCCGCTGGCCTTCTTTTGAGAGAGGTATTGGTCCGCCTTGATCGCCTCGTCAACGGTTCGGTTTTTAACGCGGCCTTCACGAGTTTCAATCTCTTGCGGGGAGGCCATCATCTCCATGAGTTCGGCGGGAGAAAGCTGCGCCTGCTGCGTCTCAACGTGCGTCTCCTGCGTCGTTTCGTTGGTGTTCTCGTTATCTGGCATCGTGTTTCTCCTTAACCCATAGTCGAGTAACAGGGAATATATTCCGCGTGCGGCTCTCCGTTCGTGTCCTTTGCCACAACCTGAATGACGTAATGCGTATTGTTGGCCGGGAAAGGAGGTGTGGTAATTGCGGAAATCTCGTAGCTGAAATTGTAATCCTTTTCCGTTTCCGGGTCCTCCGTCACGCTGGAAAGGAACGAGGAAAGCGGGATCGTCACGTTATTGTGTCCGGGAACCGCCGCCTTTGTGTTGCTCCATGTGTTCATCGCCCAGACCGTGTAAAACGCGGCCGAAACATCGCCGGGAGAAATGGCCGTCCCGGTGCAGTCGGTGAACAAAGCCCGAAGCCGGACGCCCGCCGTTGGATTAACCGGAATTTCATTCATTGCTTTTCTCCATTACAAAACGTGTACCGTCCAATTTGTTACCGTCCAGCCGTTGTCAACCGGTCCGCCAGTTACATCCAGCCCGACCCATTCGACGTGAAAGGGGACGAACGCGGGCGACGTTCCCAGCGGGAGGATGCCGAAGTCGTCCAGGGAAAGTTCGCCCCATTCGTCATAAGTGATCCGGCTCCAGCCTTCCGCTTCAAGTTCGGGTGTAAGTGCCATCGTTACGCCTCCGGTCCGTAGGTGGTGTAGGTCGTGTGGTCCTTCGCCTGAAGCTGCTCGTACTGGAGCCACTCGGACGGCTTGTAGGACGTGGTGGAAATTCGGAGTTCGTCAAGTACTATGTCCGTAGGTTGAGTACTGTA